TGCTCCTCTATCAACAAAGATGGAACCAGATTTCGACACAGGAAATCTACGTTACAAGGCTCGTGAACGGTACAGCTTCGGTTGGTCCGATTGGCGTGGCTTCTATGGTGCTTCGGGTTCTTAATATAACCTAATGTACTAGACTAAGGTATTGGGGGTGTAAGAAGAGTGTAATAAATTCTTTTTACACTCCCTTGCCTTTTTTATTTATTAACTTAGTGTTATACTACACTTAGTATTAATACTTAAAAATTAAAAGAGGCTAAAATGACAACAACTCTTCGTGAGGGGTACATTGTAGGCAGTGGAGCAGTTCTTGATGTAACAACAAGTGTGACTGTCACTGATACTCGTATTCGTTCTGTATATGCCACAGGTGTAGGAACTTTCCTAATTACAGGAACATCAACAGATGCTTATGGTACTATCCAAGGTAATAATATTAAGTTCAATATGACAACCGCAAGTGATGCTTCTCAAATATTTTTTACTGATCTTGGCATTAAAATGAATGGATCAGTAAAAGTTTCTGCTCCTACTTCTGGCTCTACGGTAGCTATTTTCTATGGCTAACTATACTTATCTGGTCAATGAACTAATCGCTGCTACAGAGAATGACAGCACTGAGTTCCTTAACTTTATTCCTAATATGACGAATAGAGCAGAAGAACGCTTGGTCAAAGACCTAGATGATTATGGGTTAGTCTCTTATACTTCTGTAGCTGTCTCTTCTGGACATAATAAGATTACTTTACCTACAGGCACACGCATTGTAAAGAATTTTAATATTGTAAGCGCAGGTACAAAAATTAACCTCCTTATGCGTACAGATGAATACATTAACGATTACTGGCCCGTAAGCGCCTCTACAAGCGAACCTGTCTATTATGGGCGTAGGGATAACACCACAGTACTCATAGCCCCTACAGCAGCTTCTACATATGCTGGAGAGGTGGTTTATGTGTCACGCCCCACTACACTTACTTCAGTAACAGAAACGAACTATTTTAGTGACTTCTGTTATGATCTTCTTTTTAATGCTTGCATGATTGAAGCTTCGATGTTTCAGAAAGATTATCAGACTGCTGGACTATATCAGCAGCAGTATTCTCAGCTACTTGAACTACAACGTAATCAAGCACGGCGAAATCGTCGTGATGATATGCAAGCACCGGCAAGTCCTGCAGGGGCAGATGATAATATTGTTGCTAACTCAAACTAAGGAGATAACAAGTGGACGAAAATTTAGCTGACTATACTACTGTTCCAAAGGAACTTTCGTCAAAAGTACAAGCAAAAAAGCCTAAATCAAAAAAGAAAAAGACTAAATCAAAAATGCCACCTATTAAAGAAACATTGAAAAGTATTCAAAGGCTTGAAGAGCAAATGAAAGGCGAAGAACGTCTTAGGGATAATAAGAAGTATATGTCTGGCGGAAAAGTTTCTTCTTCGTCAAAATACAAATGCTCACACAATAGTTTATACTAAGATATATAAAGGAATTTAGGATGGGCAAGATAAATCTGGGTAAAAAAACTCTTGGTAGGTCTGAAAGTTTTAAAAATATGAAAGAGGTTGAACGTGGTAAAATGCGTAAAACTATCCAGAATATAAAAGGTACTCCTGTTGAGTTACAAAAAGTTGAAGATATAAATAACTTCCTCAATAGTGAAGATATAAATAACTTCCTCAATAGTAGTGAAGGAACTCGTACTTTTGAAGCTAATAATAATACAGCTTATCTAGAAAGAATTAAAAATATTCTAAAAGACAAAAGACTTGCAGCAGATAAAAAAAGAGCAGCATCAAAAACAGTAAAAGTTTCTAAACCAGAACGTAAACCTAAGCGTAATCCTGAAGCTTCATCAAAAGACTATACAGGGGATATTAAAGAATTTTTAAGAATAAAAAAGTCTAAAGGTGGTAAAGTAAGCAGCAGAGGGCGTGGTATGGGTAAAGCACTTCGCGGCGGTGGAAAGGTAATGATATAATGGAATGTAGTTGTAAAATTTGCCCTATTCATGTAGTTGTTCGTATTTTTAAAATTATTTCTACACGTTGTAGTGCAGCAGTGAAAGCACTTATAGGAAAGTAGTTGTGGTTTTAACTGATCCAGAAAAGAATAAACTTAAAAAGTACGGACTATCTGGTTTAAACAAACCGAAGCGTACAACAGGACATCCAACAAAAAAGGGTGTTGTTGCTATACGAGATGGTAGTAGTGTAAAGATTATTCGTTTTGGTGATCAGAATATGGGACATAACTATTCTCCTGAAGCTCGTAAATCTTTTAAAGCAAGGCACGGTAAGAATATTGCAAAAGGAAAGACTAGTGCTGCTTATTGGGCAGATAAGTTGTTTTGGGCTGGACCTTCAGGTTCAAAGAAGTCTCCACCTAAAAGTCAAAAGTTTGTTCGTGGTATAAAAAGAAAGAAAACATAAGATGGCTATAGGACGTTCTAATATTAGTCAACAAGTAATGAAACCACCACCTAAAAAAAAGAAGAAAAAGATAAAAAATAAAACTATGCTAAATTTTTCCGATACTAAATATCAAAAGAAAAAGGCTCGCCGTCCTTAAAGGAACATAAAATATGACTACATCGGGTACATATAATTTTAGCTTATCAATTGATGAAGTTATTCAAGAGGCAATAGAAATGATTGGTGGTGAGCAGACACTAGGTCATGAACCTAAGTCTGCTCGTCGTTCAATTAATCTACTACTTCAGGATTGGCAAAATAGAGGTATTCTTTTATGGACAACTAATACTACTACTGTATCCGTCTCTACTAGTGTTACAGCTTATGACTTAGATGATAGTATTGTTGATGTATTAGAAGTTGTTCTTAATCGTGATGATACTGATCTTCAGCTAGAACGTATTACAATGGAAGAGTATCTTAAAATTCCTCGTAAGGGTCAAACAGGCCGTCCATCACAATATGCCATTCGACGTAATCGTGATAATCCTGTTATGTACGTATGGCCTATCCCAGAAAATACAACAGACCTTTTAAAAGTTGAGCAAGTAAGGTATACTCAAGATGTGAATAAATCTGCTGTACAGACAGCAGATGTATCACGTCGTTTTCTACCTTGCCTTACTGCAGGACTATCATATTTTATGTCTATGAAACGTCCCGGTGTTGAAGGAGGACGTATTCAGTTTTTAAAACAGGAATATGAAGAACGTCTAACAAGAGCAATGGATGAAGATAGAGAAAGAGCAAGCTTACGTATCATACCTAATTTAAATAGAGTATAGGAATAATGGCAAATAACAGAAGAGTATTAGCAATATGTGATACATGTGGGTTTAGATATCCACACAGTGTTATGAAATTAAACAGCTATGGTATGCTAGTTTGCCCTACAGATTATGAGGGGACTTATGATTTAAAGAATCATCCACAAAACCGTATACCTAATGTGAGAGACAACCCAGCAATTCGTAATCCACGACCAGAATCTAATAATGATCGAAATATTGCTTGGCAAAATGCTTCATCGCTTTGGGAAGACACAGCTAGTTATTGGAACACAATATAATGTCAACACTTACTGGAACAATGATTGCGAATACCTACAAACAACTACTACAAGTTGGTACGGGTAATGTAGGGCTAACTAGCTCTTTACAAACTGTACAAGATGGTGTTGCTAGCAACTCTCCTTTACAGCTAAGTAATAGTGCAGTAAATATTGATGGTACTTTTCAACTTAGTGGAGTAACTCTAACAGCGTCAGCTTCAACTCTTAATGCAGTAGCAGACCTAACAGGTGCTACAGGTATTGTTGCTGTTAGTGCTGGTAATGTATATGGACGTACTATTGTAGGGGGTACAGGCATTACAATAGGTAATGCTAATGGTACTGAGGGTAATCCTACAATTGAGTTTGATGCAAGTATTTCTGTTTCTACAATACGTTCTTCAGAATTTATTGGAGGTACTTTTACTGGGACAGTAGTTTCTGCAGTAAGCTTTTATGGTGATGGCTCTAACTTAACAGGGATTACCATAACAGAAACATCTGTATCTACTTTTACAACTAATCAGCTTACAATTGTTAGTGCTGCTACTCTTAATGGTGTAGACCTAGACTCTCGCATTACTCTTGTTTCAGCAGCTACTTCAGTAAATGCTGCGGCAATTACTTCTATTAATTCCGTTATAGGTGATGGAACAGGCTTTGCTACTGATGCTGAATTAGCTGCTGTAAGTGCTACGATGGCTACTAGTATTAATAATTCAAATACAAACATAGCTGCTGTATCAGTATTAACGTCAGTAAATTTAGCTGCTATTACTTCTATAAATAGTGTTATTGGAGATGGTTCAGGTTTTGTTACAGATGCTGAACTAGCCGCAACATCCGTTGCTCTTGCTACAAGTATTGGAAACAGTAATACCCGCATTACATCTGTTAGTAACTTTGCTGTAGCTCTTTCAGCTACAATGGCAACTAGTATTGGAACTGCTAATACCAGAATTACATCTGTTAGTAATTTTGCTGTAGCTCTTTCAGCTACAATGGCAACAAGTATTGGTAATAGCAATACAAATATTACAACAAATATTAATGCTATAACATCTATAAATAGTGTTATTGGAGATGGTTCAGGTTTTGCTACTGATGCTGAACTAGCTGCTGTAAGTGCTACAATGGCAACTAGTATTAGTAATTCAAACACAACTATAGCTGCTGTATCAGTATTAACGTCAGTAAATTTAGCTGCTATTACTTCTATTACAAACATAAATACACGAGATGTAACATTAGCTGGCACACCTGATTATATTACTATATCCAATCAAGTTATTACTCGTAATCAAGTAGATTTAGCTGCTGATGTTACTGGGAATCTTCCTGTTAGTAATTTAAATTCGGGAACAGGAGCTTCAGGTACTTCTTTTTGGAGAGGTGATGGTACTTGGTCTACTCCTAGTGGTTCTGGTGATGTAGTTGGCCCAGCCTCCTCTACCGATAATGCTATTGCTCGCTTTGATTCTACAACCGGAAAGCTACTTCAGAACAGTACAGTAACCATTTCTGATGCAGGTGCAGTTGCCGCTGCATCTCTTACACTGACGACTGATCTAGCCGTAGCAGATGGGGGTACTGGATCATCAACGGCAGGTGCTGCCAGAACTGCATTGGGCGCAGCAGCATCTGGTGCAAACTCCGACATCACCTCACTCACCGGATTAACGACTGATCTTACAGTGGCGCAAGGCGGGACAGGTGCAGGTACGTTCGCTGCCAACGGAATCCTCTACGGTAATGGTACAGGAGCAATAGCTGCTACGGCTGTTGGCACTGCCACCCATGTACTAACATCAAATGGGGCAGGTGTAGCTCCTACGTTCCAAGCTGCTGGTGGTGGTGGCAGCGTTGCTGCCGATGACATTACTGCTGGTGATTCAGCAGTTCTTCTAACTACAAGCTCTGGTAATATCACTGTTGATGCTGCTGCTTCTGATAGTGATATTATCTTCAAGGGAACAGACGGCGGTGTTGATACTACATTCGCCACGATGGATGGTAGTGCTGCTGGACATCTAATACTAAACAACGGTAGTAGCACAACAACATTAGGAACAAGCAACTATATTGCAGGGCTTAATGCCGGTAATGCCATCGCATCTGGTGGCAACTACAACGTCCTTATTGGCGAGAATGCTGGGACGGCAATTACAACAGGGGACAACAATACAGCAATCGGCAAGGATGCGCTGTTGGCGGTGACCGACGCTACCGATAATACAGCGGTCGGCAAGGGCGCGGGTGTTGCTCTGACTACGGGCGTTAGGAACGTGGTACTTGGCAGTGGTGCGCTGGGTACTGCTACTACTGCAACTGACAATGTAGCAATAGGCTATGATGCACTTAAGAACGCCACAGGGGCTAGTAACACAGCGGTCGGTGCGTCTGCGATGTATACCAGTGGTAATGGTCTAGATAATGTGGCAGTCGGTAAAGAAGCGATGTATAGTAGCGTTTCGGCCCACTGGAATACAGCGGTCGGCCATTCTGCGATGTACTACAACACCACCGCCGACTACAACACAGCATTAGGCTATACTACGCTCCACGCCAACACCACGGGCGCTTCTAATGTAGCAGTGGGCAATAATGCACTTTATGCCAACACCACTGGCTCATACAACGTAGCGGTCGGCAGGGGTGCACTTGATGCCAACACCACTGCCGCCGATAATACAGCAGTAGGTTATAATTCGCTTGGTGCCAACACCACGGGCACTAGGAATGCAGCAGTCGGTAAGGATGCGCTGCTCACCAACACCACCGGCCATACTAATACGGCATTGGGCTATTATGCGTTGAGGGTCAACACCACTGCCACCAATAACACAGCGGTCGGCGCATATAACTTGTGGTACAACACCACGGGCGATTCAAATACAGCAGTAGGCAGTGGTGCGCTTGGTGCCAACACCACGGGCAGCTATAATACAGCCGTGGGCTTGCAAGCACTAACGGCAAACACCACAGGGCAAAGAAATGACGGACACGGCTATGGAGCACTAACGGCAAACACCACGGGTGACTATAACGTGGCTGTGGGCTTTTCCGCGCTGGGTGCTAACACTACATCTGACAGTATCACAGCAGTCGGGTATAACTCGCTTGCGGCGTGCACAGGCGCTCAGAACACGGCGCTCGGTCGGAACGCAGGTGATGCTCTGACCACGGGCAGCGACAATATATTTCTGGGGTATGGGACAGATGCCTCTGCGGTCGATTCGACCAATCAAATTGTTATTGGGAGTGGCATCACAGGTACAGCGAACGATCAGGTTTCTATTGGTAAAGCAGCGAATGTAGTTTCTAATGATTTTGGCACAGACGCTACTTGGACAAGAAGCTCCGACGTTCGTAAGAAGAAGAACATAGAAGACTCTGCTCTGGGCTTAGATTTCGTCAATGACCTGAGACCTGTGACGTATCAGTGGAAACCCAACTACGAGTTCCCCAAGGATTTCGCTGAATATAGCGAAGAAAACCACATGACACTAGATGTCACCATGCACGGTTTAGTGGCTCAAGAGGTAAAAGAGGCTCTTGATAAAACTGGTGTGGAGAGATTTGCCGGGTGGAGTGAAGGCGCAGATGGTTGCCAGCGTATCTCGGCAGAGGCGTTCGTATTCCCACTTATCAAAGCGATACAAGAATTGACGGCAAAAGTAACTGAACTAGAGGAAAAATTAAATGGATAATGAGATCACTGCAGAACAGATAGCGCAGCATTTTTCTGCAATGGACGACAGCGTAACGCTGATCAACGCAATCGTAGCTGATGATACGGATGCCTTGGCTAATGATACAGCAGCAGAGGTTAAACTGATGGTCACACGTAATACCGACCATCTCGAAATACAGGCAGCTAAAACTTGGTACTCTGAGTCAGAGTTGAGCAAGACCGCCTACGTTAACGCTGTGACAGCCGGTAAGGCTTATGTCGAGGGCTAATAGCTGAAGATCGCTACATAGAACTAAATGAGTTATATATGGTATTTAATAATAATCTTTTAATAGGGGCAGCATCGGCTGGCGGCGACTACGATATTGATCAGTCGATCCGGTTTAATTTTGCAGATAGCCCATCACTTAAAAGAACCCCCGGTAGTGCATCAAACCAAAAAACATGGACTTGGAGTGCTTGGGTAAAAAGGTCTGGTCTTGGTGATCCCGGTGGCCCAAATAATACCCACCAGTTATTTGGCGTTGGGGCAACTAGCTGTCTCCGTTTTATTTCTACAGATGCACTGCGATTGGAAAGCCTTGGTGGTAACCATACGTTTGTAACTACCCAGTTATTCCGCGATACTTCGGCTTGGTATCACATTGTGCTTGCCTTTGATTCAACCCAAGCGACTGACACTAACCGCCGAAAGCTATATGTAAATGGCTCTCAGGTTACAAGTTTCTCATCGACTACGTTTACAGGATTAGAGCAGAATGTAGATTGGGGTATCAATAGCACTTCTGAGCATCAAATTGGCAAATCAAACCTAGCTGATTATTTTGGCGGGTATATGGCTGACATCGTTTTGATAGACGGGACTGCCCTTGGGCCAGATAGTTTTGGTGAGACTAATGCTTACGGTGTATGGGTTCCGAAAGCTGTAAGTAGTTTAACCTTTGGGACAAACGGGTACTTCATCGATGGTCGGGATAGTACTGATCTCGGTGACGATGAGTCTGGCAACGGCAACGACTACACATCGTCTGGGCTGGCGGCTAACGATCAGGTGACGGATAGCCCGACGCTGAACTATTGTACACTCAACCCGCTCTTTAGCCACTCCTCTTGCACTTTCTCGAATGGTAACTTGGATGTTACGCTACCCGGCGCGGGGACGGGTTATAGTGGTGCTACAGGCTCTTTTGAAGTTACGTCCGGCAAGTGGTATTGGGAGGTGACACCTAACAACGCCGTCCAAGCTGCCGTGGGCATTCTTACATCGTCTTATCCTGCAAACAAATCAACCCCCGATAACCCGTCAACTGACGGATATTTAGCGTATATGTACAGGACCACCGGCACACTTATGACTTCTGCAAGCTGGGATCCCGGCGCTGTATATGGAGCTACATACACAACCGCCGACGTAATTGGTATTGCCCTCGATTTGGATGCTGGAACTCCTACCATCAAGTTCTTCAAGAATAACACATCGCAAGGCTCGTCAAATATCGTAGCAGGAACATGGCTACCGGGGGTGATTCGATACGACAACGGCCCGACGTACACTACTAACTTTGGCCAGTCAGGGTTTACATATACCCCGCCCACCGGGTACATAGCCCTCAACACAGACAACCTCTCTGACCCTACAATCAAGGATGGGTCAGCGTATTTTCAGACAACACTTTACACAGGCAATGGTACGGCAATTGGCTCCGGTGGCAATGCTATATCTCAATCTGGTAACTCAACATTCCAGCCTGACTTTGCTTGGATCAAAGGACGGTCCGGTTCGACAGAGCATGTACTGACTGATGCAGTGCGAGGTGTCACCAAGGAACTTAGCTCAAACGATACTGGTGCTGAAGAAACAGTCGCAGAGGGTCTGACGACTTTTGGTTCTGCTGGTTTTACAGTAGGCTCTGATGGCTCCTACAACACCAATACAGCTACCTACGCTGCATGGCAGTGGAAAGCCAATGGCGCTGGTAGTAGCAACGAAGATGGCACCATAAATACTACTGCTACATCTGCGAACACAACGGCTGGCTTCAGTTTGGTTACCTATGCAGGAAACGGCACGTCTGGAGCAACTGTTGGTCATGGCCTTGGCGTTGTTCCAAATATGATAATTGTGAAAAACAGAGATCAGACTGATGCATGGCAGGTATACCATAGCGGTAACACCACAGCGCCAGAAACAGATTATCTTGTGCTAAATACTACCGCAGCAACTGTAGATAATGTTGATCGCTGGAACGACACCGCACCGACAAGCGCAGTATTTAGTCTGGGAAATGCTGTGGAGGTAAATACTAACACCGAGAATTACGTTGCATATTGTTTCGCAGACATAGAAGGCTACTCCAAGTTTGGCTCATACGTTGGAAATGGAGCGGCTGATGGTCCTTTTATTTCCACAGGATTTAAGCCTTCGTGGCTGATGGTAAAGCGCACCGATGACACTGCCGACTGGTTTATAATGGACACCGCACGGGCGACGTATAACCCGACAACAGGGTTTTCACTCTACGCTGACCTCACAAATGCAGAAGGCAGTGACATGACATTTGATATCTTGTCGAACGGCTTCAAGGTCCGGCAGATAAACGCATGGCTAAATGCCAGTGGTGCAACATACATATACATAGCCTTTGCCGAAAACCCATTCGGCGGCAGCGACACTGTACCAGCGACAGCAAGATAGTATAAGATAAGGATAAAAATTATGTGGAAATATATTGCTAAAAATCAGTTTGGAAATGGACGACACATAAAAGAAGGAAAAGCTTGGACTGATGACAACGGTATTCAGCATCCTGCAAATTGGTATGTTTGGACGGAACAGGAAAAACAAGATGCTGGTCTTACTTGGATCACTATAGAAACGCCACCTGATAGTCGTTTGTATAATTGGTCACAGAATAGTGACGGTACAATAACATCCACTGCTAAATCTGTTGAAGATGTTAATGAAGTAGATGAAAATAATGGTCCGCTGTTATATGATAATGGTAAACAGGTTGTTACTAAGGGTGTTAAGTCTACTCTAATTGAAGAAGTTAAAACACAACAAGCATCTCTTTTGTCTCAAAGTGATTGGGCTGTTATTCGTAAAGTAGAGACTACTACAGCAATACCAGCTAACATACAAACATGGCGAGATGCTCTTAGAAGCAAAGCAACAGAAATGGAAGAAGCAATTAAGACTGCTATTGATACAGATGCAATAGCCGCCTTGTTTATGACTTACACCTTAGAAGAGGATGGTAGTACACGACAGTCAGGTATTCTTTTTAATTGGCCTAGTTTGGTAGAATAATGTATTATTACTTATTAATAGTAGTAATAACTTTGCTACCAACAGGTTCTCCTCTGACAGTACGATCTATGACAGGACCATTTATTACTTTAGAGACTTGTTTAGAATATGAAAATAATATTAATATTGTTATGACTAGTTCGTCACAGCCTGTAGAAATTTTTTCATCAGAGTGTAGAGAAGAAGATAAAGGAAAGATAATTTAATGGCAAGTACATATACAAATAGACTAGGTTTAGAAAAACAAACTGATGGAGAAAATCCTAATAGTTGGGGAACTATTTTAAATACTAATGTTATTGACCTTATAGATGATGCTATTGCTGGTTATGAAATTGTATCTGTGAGTGGCGCAGGTATTACTCTTACAGATAACCAAGGTTCTACTGATCAATCTCGTAACGCTGCTTTAGAATTTGCAGGTACTCTGACAGCTAATGTAACAATTACTGTTCCTGCTGAAGAAAAGACTTATTTTATTCGAGAAAATACTTCAGGTTCTTTTGCAGTACAGATGAAAACTATTGGAGGAACTGCTTTAACTCTTTCACAGGGTGTAAATACTTTTGTAGCTTGTAATGGTACAGCCATTTATCGACTAGATACTCCTACCTCAGTAGCTTCTTTCACAGCCAATACTCTTACAGCCACTAGTATTACAACATCTGTACTAGATGCTACAATTATTAATGCTACTACTGTTAGTGCTACTACTGTTAGTGCTACTACTGTTAATGCTACTACTGTTAATGCTACTACTGTTAATACTTCTACAGTAAGTGCTACAGTTCTTAATGTAGATGGAGCAGCTACTTTTTCTGGTGCTGTAATAGGTACAGTTACTACACTAACTGATGCAGCTAGTGTAGCTCTCAATATAGCACAAGGTAATAACTTTTATGTTCAAATGACTTCTGCTGTAGGGACTAATAGAGTTTTAGAAAATCCTACTAATGCTGTCATAGGTCAATGTGGCTCTATTTATGTAGTACAAACTGTTTCAGGCACAATTAATAAAACTCTTTCATATGGTAATGCTTATAGATTTAAAAAAGGGACACCACCTACTATTACTCAGACAACTAGTGCTGTCGATCTTCTTGTTTATAATGTAAGAGATGTTTCTATTATTGATGTTATGCCCATTCAAAATTTTAAACCTGAGTCTTAATATAAATGGCTAACTCTAGTTCACGTTTATCTAAACTTAATTTTAAACCCGGTTTTCACCGTGAGTCTACTCAGTATTCAGAGGAAGGTAAGTGGTATGATGGTGATCGTGTGCGTTTCAGAGAAGGCAGACCAGAGAATTTAAGAGGATATCAAAAACATTCCCCTAATGCTCTTATAGGTACTTCAAGAGATTTAATTTCTTGGATTTCAAATGACACACAAAAGTATCTTGCTACAGGTACAGAGCAACGTCTTTATATTCTTTATAATAGTATTAATTATGATGTAACACCAA